GGACCCAGCGTGGGATAAGGGGGTGATTCCCCCGTGTCGCTTCTCCTTGTGAAAGGGTAATGTAAGTGGCTATCTCAGGCCCATTCCGTCTGGAATGGAATCGAGTTGGTGATCGTTTCCAGCGTGACTGGTATCGGGGCTACAAGGCATTGGGGAAACCCTCGCCTTTCGTCCAGAGACAGTACTGGGGAACGTACACCGATCGCGGGGTAACTGTACCGTCTGACTTCGGTTCGTCGGTCTCCTACGCGCGAACGGCTGGCACTTGGGATTGGGATCCGTCCCTACTCATCCCGAGTGGTAGTCTCTACGTGAAAGCGTACGACAAATTCGTGTCGCAGGCCCACGGCAAGGTCAAGGCCTCACTGGCTGTGTCTCTTGTCGAAATCCGTGAGTCGTTTACGATGATTCACAAACGGGCCCAGCAGCTGATCAACTTCGGCACCGCCCTCGCCAAGAGGGACTTTGGTGGCGTCGTCAGGGCTCTGGGTTTAGCGAAAGATAGCACAATGCGTCTCTCGCGACGTATGTACCGGCAAGCTCGGAAAGAGCAGACCCGGCGCCTACGGACCGTCTGGGATCGGCAAGCTGTGAAGCCCCGATCCTTCGCCAACAACTACTTGGAATTCATTTTCGGATGGAAACCTTTCGTAGATGACATTGCATCTTGCATAGAGGTGCTGCAGAGGAGCTTTGAGTCTCAGACCGTGAGGTCCAGGGCTTCGAGCGACTCGCGTGCGGTCACGACCAAACCATTAATTTGGAATGTTCAGCCGTACACCGTCGACGACCTTAAGCAGGAATTCAAACTTCTGCTTCAGGCGAAGATTGGGATTGATAACCCCAATCTATTGTTGGCCAACGAACTGGGCTTCATCAACCCGGTTCAAGTGGCATGGCAGGTGATTCCCTTCAGTTTTCTGGTCGACTGGTTCATTCCAGTCGGGAAGTTCCTGGGGTCCTATACGGACTTCGTGGGATTGAGGGTGATTGATCCTTTCGTGTCCCGGTTATACCGTGCTGAGCACGTATACCGAACGGACTATGGTGGAATGGCGGGGCGCGGTAATGAAGTGCGTTACGGCAAAGGACACCGGTTCTACCGGGACCTCTGGAGCCTGAACGTACCTACACTGAAGTCTCGCATTGGTCTTCCAACCAATGGTCTGGCTGGCAAAGCGGCCTCGTCGGTCGCCTTGCTCATTCAACAACTTAGCAACAGAAAGTAAGCACTATGCCCAACATGGCTAGCATCACTGTGAAAGATGTGGACGGTACCACCGATCGGGTGTTCACCTCCCTTAACCCGGCTGGCGCCGACGGCTCTCCGGCTGTCTGGCGCTGGGATGACTCTACGAAGCTGCCCGGTGAACGGGTGCGCTTCGAGGTCTCGACCCGGTGGAATGCGCAACGTACGGCGCGCAAGGCGACGTACTTCTTCGACTACCCTATCACTCGCGCGACTGCTGTCGCTGGTGTGAATGAGGTGATCGGACGCATCCAGAACCGCGGCGGGGATTGGATCTATCCGCAGACCGCGAGCGACACTCAGGTGACGCAAGCGGCGAAGCTGATGTCCAATCTGCTGAACTCGGCCTTGGTTCAGTCGGTCCTCGCGACCGGCTATGCTCCCAACTAAGGGAGCGAACCAATGAAGCTACCTCTCTCGCAGCAATTGGAGAGAATTGTCCTCGCGTATTTGGAGGACGCGAACACTCCCCGCAGTCTCGCGATTGCGTGCCTGATGAAGGCAAGGGAGTATGGGCAGCTGTTCAGCATGAAGGTGGACCCAAAGCTCTACAACGATGCTGAGGATCTTTTCCTAGATGTCCAGGCAACCGAGTTTCTCCGGAAGCTTCGTCTGGATGTCGGAGGGATCGATAGGCATCAAGTAGCGCTCGATTCCTTCTGGGAGTCTGAGCGACAGTGCTGTCGCACTAACGTGCGGCTAAGTCGTTACGTCAACAACGGGCCTTTCGAGGACCCTACTGACGTGCGTATGTCATCCTTCCTGGACGATGTGCGTGAAATTATCGATGGGTGGCTAGGACCGGTCCCTCGGGACTTGGATCTTAGACACGGCCCTGGTGCTACGTTCGAAGACCGTCGGCATTATACCACAGTGCCTGACAAAATGACATCCCGTCCGACCGTCACGGAAGACGCGCGGTGCGTACTCCCCTTGTGGGAGGAGACTGCGTGGGCGCGAGCCCTTTACCGTGATAAGCCGTGGAACTCTGAACCGAGGACTGTCCGAGGAAACCGATTTACTTCGGTGCCCAAGGATGGTCTGAAGAACAGGGGGATCTGTGTCGAGCCCTCCGTGAACGTCGCGTACCAACTTGCAGTCGGACGGCATTTGAAACGCCGCCTTCTGTTTGCTGGGATTGACTTGAAAGAGGGCCAGACGGCACATAGGTTGCTTGCTCGCGACGGGTCCCGGTATGGGACCTTAGCGACGATCGACCTCACGAGCGCCAGCGATACCGTATCCTACCAGTTGGTGAAGGCAGTGATGCCTGCACGCTGGTTTGACGTCCTAGACGCGCTACGTTCTCCCTATACCCGCGTAAAGCGGAAGTGGGTTAAATTGGAAAAGTTCTCCTCTATGGGGAACGGTTACACCTTTGAACTGGAGACCATAATCTTTGCAGCACTCGCGCAAGCTTGTGCCGATAGGACTGGTCATCAGATCAGCCCCGGAAAGGGCATCTGGGTGTATGGCGATGA